TACCCAACTTTAAATGATTCTTTTTTAGGTCGATAAAAAACCCCCTTTGTGGGTAGTGGTACCACATCGTGTGGTAATGTAAAAACTTCTTGATTATAATTTGCGTTATCCATATCTTTTTTTTAAGATAAAAATAATTGTAGTATGTTATATGTAAATAAAAAACCCCACTTTGTTAGTGAGGTTCTTAAAAAAAATATATAAAAAGTATCTTAGTAAACCAAAATACATCTATCCATTCTAATGTTAACTTTAACGGTACTTAATTTGTCATCATCATAAGATAATGAATCTCCGTCAAAACTAGTTAAAAACGCACCAATTAGTTTCCATTTTTCAACCGCAACTCCCGTTGGGTCTAACATCTCTAAGTCAATGTCTTTTTTATAACCAGCAGCATAACCCATACGTCCTGTAATTGACTCTGCAGTTAAACGAACCCATTCCATTAATGCTTGTGATGCTGAAGGACCAATCGGGTCACGGAACGTAACGTCAATTGCTTCCCAAGTAAATCTACCAGCAACCCAAGTTGATGTATTTAAAAATGGGATTTCAACTTCCCCTATTTTCATTTTAGGTCTTGACGACGATTCAACATACCAAGAGTTAATACCCAACTCGTTAGGGAATGTTAAAATAAACCTATTTTTTCTTTTAGGTTCATAAGTGAAGGGCATTTTCATTAACAAATCAGCCATGTTTTTTTATTTTTAATTAATTTTATTTTTTATTATAAATATCTGTTATTTATTTTTTTTCTATTTACTTTCATTTTTATTTTAAATATTCTTATACTAGAACATTACTTAATAAATTATTTAACTTTTTTCTTTTCTCCTCCTTTAGTTAAATATAATGATACTGGATTTTCTGGATATTCTTTTGATAACATATCATCTATACTATCTACATTTTTTTCATCATCGTCCGAGAACCCAATTTTTGTGTGTTGTTTAACAAACTCATCCACAGATTGGGTGATTTCTTGATTAGCGATGTCGTTTTTAAACTTAGGAATTAAATCTTCTAAATAAACCCCTTTTTCTTTTTTCAAAATAGATTCCACAAGTTCTTTAGCCATTTCTCTACAATGAGTTATAAACTGTCTTAGAGCTATTTTTTTACCTTCTTCAGGATTTGATGCCGAGCCCGATCTAAATGAAACAGGAGCCATTAAACACCTATTTAAATAGTCATCTATCATATCACTCCCATTGTATTCCGCTTTAAATAATTTTTCATCTATATCTTCATTTACGTTAGATACCATTGTGTGATACTTTGTTAAATTTTCCAATAAAGTGTTTTTATTAATACCGTTGTGGTTATTAGAAATTAAATTATATATCCCGTCTTTTAGAGCATTTGGATTGTGTCCCCTTGCGGTTATTATTGCAAATATAGAACCACCATTAATACACTCAACAAAATCGTTCCAAGCTGGACCAACAGGTGCCGTCATAGCATCAACAACAAATCGTTTGTCTCCCTGTTCACCAAAAAATCTAAATGGATCGGAAGCGTACCCAACAATTGTTGTCCCCTTATAATCAAAAGGTTCAATACCTATTTGGTGTCTGTGTTCGGCGAAATCTTCAGTAGACATAGGAACTTCTTCTTCGTTTTCAGATATTAATATGATTTTTGTTGGCATGAACATAATGTTATCGTCCCAATCAAATGCGTAATATTTTAAATCAGGTCTAATAACGTCATCGTTACCACTTTGTGTTGTGTAAATACCTTCATTAATTCTTTTTTTATTTACGTAATTGTAAACATGTTTAACAACCATAGGGTTAACCCCTTCAGTTAACTTTTTATCATTAATAAGGTTATATACGTGTTTTTTAATATTCATTACTTATTTAGTTTTTCTAATAATTTTTCTAACTGTTTTTCAGTAATAATAATATTTTGTTTTTTTTGTGAAAATGTTTTAGGACTTTTTTGGTAATCACCTAAAGACTCCTTAATTAATTTTTTTTCGATTTTCATAATTAACTTTTTTATATAAATATATAATGGGGGATATTTCTACCCCCCATTCTATATTTTTTATTTTTATACATCGTCAAATGACGCTCCTGTTGGTGTAATAACAAACTCGATGTCAATATATTCTAATGCTCTTGTTGGTTTCAAATAAATCTTACCTACTAAAGTGTTTGAATCTAAATCTTCAGGTGTATTTGATACTGTAACACGGAAGTCAATTAAACCTCTATCTCTTCTGATTTCATCCAAAATTGGGTTTACAGAGTCTAAGAAATCTTGTCTTACTTTTTGGTCGTTTTGTTCAAACAATAATCTTACTGCCACCGCTGAAATTAATTTTCTTGCTCTTAATAGTAATCGTCTAACGTTGATTCTATCTAATGCTGATTCTTTAACTTGTAGAGTTTTGTTACCCCAAATTACTTGTCCCACATCCGTGAAAGTAGCGATAGGGTTAATTCTACCTTTATAAAGAACGTCTCTATCATCTTGTGTTAAAGTTTTTCTTGCTTTGATTGAATTTTTAACAATACCTCTTGTGTAACCCGCAGATGCAAACCATGGTTTAAATAACTTATCAGTTAATGCTAAGTTTCTACAAACTTCAGCCGTTGCTGGTAAATACAATTGAGTGTTATTTTCATTATCCACAGTTAATACCCATGGGTAGTAAGTTGCGGTGTAGTTAGAATCAATTCCTGTTGTGTCCAAGTTATCAACCGCAGCGTCAGGATAAAATAAATTTTCATCACTATATGAACCCGATACCAATAGGTTAAAGTCAGGAGTAGTACAAATATAAATTGAATCCGCTCTTTCATTTTCAATCATTTCAATACCCTCCTCAATTAAGTTTGAGTTATTAACATAATCAACCCCAGGAGTTACAAAGATGTTAATGTCAACCGCTTCAGGATTTGCAAATGTTTTTTGTCCCCATAAGTATGCGTAAAAGTCAGTGTTACCCCACACCTCTTGGTTAGGTCCTGTAATTAATTTAAATAACCCTGAACCTGTAGCGTTTGGATATGTAGCCGATTGTCTCGCTCCTTTTAACCAACCAGACGCACCTAAAGTAAATCTATCGGTATTTCTTCTTGATTGAGTGTAGATATCCCAACCATCAAATCCACCATAAGGGTAGAATGTAAACTTACGACTAGCTAATTTGAAATATGGGTCGTCGTTGTTAGTTGGGTCAGATTGGAAACTCGCCTCCCCTACTTGGAATGCCGGGTCTCCTGATGTTGTGAAATTTCCACCCACTAAAACAACAGTTGCTCCACTATCCATATGGAATCCTTGTGTTCTCCAAGACCATTCAGTACCTGGTTGGTCAAGTGTTCCTACAGGAACTTGTTTACCTTTATATTGGAAGAAGTCAGTATCAAATCCTGTTTGGTCAGATATTCCTAAGTAATTCTTAGGTAATCTTTCACCACTCGCACTTGATCTTACTGTGTTATCTCCACCACCCACAGCCCCAAAAGGTGGGTTATAAATAACCTCATTAGGTCCGTAGTATTGTGTTTTATAGTTAATAAATGGTGGTTTACTATTACCGTAAACTCTTTGAGTGTATCCCTCAAACCCACAAGGTAGTGCGTCTGTTGGTGCTTCATCACTCATCTCCAACATAATATATTTAGATTTAAGTGCGTATTCACCGTTTGATGTACCAACTCTGTTTGCTATATAATTATTTTGAGTTGGGTCCAAAGAACAAGTAAACGCTTCTAATATTTGTACGTTAGCGTCAGTATCGTAGTAGTTTCTTACAACCAAATCAAAAGTACCACTCCCAAAAGAAATATTTCTAATTGAGAATTTAACTTGTGTGTTTGCTCTTGTACCATCAGAAATTAATTTAATTTTAAATAATCTGTAAACTTTGTTACCTCTCAATTCTGAAACAACATAAGGAGTTTCAGGTGTTTGATATTGGTCTAAGTAGTTAGCAATAGAACCTACGTTAGGTGCCGTTCTTAAACCTGGTAAACCAATTAAAGTACTATTTAATCCTCTAATTTTATTTTCATAGTATGCTACTTGTAAAAATGCAGGATAAGACTCCTCAACAAATAATGGGAATGTATCCATATCTTTACCGTCAGCAAAATTAGCAACCCCAAATACCTTTCCAATAAAATTTGTAGACGTGTAATCCATACTTGCATTGAAAGTAAATGGTGTGTTGTCGTCCGTAGTTAAACCTGAAATTCTAAACGTTGCGTAAGGGTTATTTGTCATACCAGAAGATACTGACTGTACCAATAAAACATTTGTTGCTGCAGATACTTTATAAATTGGACCGTTATCTGTTACGTAAGTTGCTAAACCTCTTGATCTTAATGTTGCAATAACAACATCATCATAATCGTTATATACGTCAGAAGAATAATTTGTGTTGTATACCGCTAATTTACCTGAAAACACTCCACTACCTAAACTACTTACGGATCCACTAAGTACTAAACCAAAACCATAAGCATTGTAGT